AACTCTATCTGATTCGTGCAAAGTAAAATCTGTCATAGGGTCGCTAGCTGTTAATGCACCTGTTACAGGATTTACGGTATGATTCCAATTTACTTCGGCTGGTATTTTTATATACTCAATAAGCAAGTTGCCTAATGTCCAACTACCATCTGATAAAGCAGGTTCAACAATAATATCTGTTGCTCTCTGATAATATACAGGAAAAGTTTTTGTTGGTTTAGTTAAAGGTGAAGATAAAAGATAGGATAAAGATTTTTTATCTACTTTTTCTAATTGAATAGTTTTATTAGTTATACTAATATTTATTGTTTTATACAAATCGGTGGGCAAAGTGCCAATACCATTTGTTAATGTAATATCTGCTTGTTTAAAAAACGGATCAATCTTTTGTTCAATTTTTTCAGGTATGTTACCATAATCGTTTACAGCAAATCCTCTTGTATGTTTTACAACAGCTTTATTATAATCATGAAAATTTTGATCTAGTATATCAAGCTGCACTTGTGTGCCTAATTTATTAAATTCATCTGGTGTAATAAAACCTCTAGATTCTTTATTTAGTATTGATAATACTGTTTTATATACTTTATCAACTGATATTGCCATAATATTTTTTTATATAATGATTAAGCCGCATATAGCGGCTCAACCACTATAATAAGCTATTTAAGTTTTTTTTCTATTGTTTGGTAAACTTCAACACCTTCATCTGTTTTAAACCACGCAGCTAAAGCTGAATATGGATTTTCATCAAACGGAACTGTTATAAGTTTCCTGCCGGTAGATGCCCACTCAAATGTTCTTTGATCGCTTGAAAGATTAATAATATTATTTTCTACGGCTTTTATACCCATATTTCTAATATTAATATTTTCATCATTAGCTAATTCTAAGAATAACTTAGGATTGTTTTTAGCAAATAATAATAAATCTCTTTTAAGCTCCTTAGAAGTCATCTTAGATACCTCATTTCCAATTTCTGATCTTAATATTGCTTCTGCGTGATCAACATCAATTGTTTGAGCTGTATTCATTGCTTCTAATTCCATTTCAAGTACATCTAAATCATCTTCAGCAATTTGAACAGGATTAAATTCTTCAAATTTTTTACCATTTAAAGGATGTACATCAAGAAATTTTTGTAATATTTGTTTTTCTTTTGGTACAAATAATTTGCCTTCTCTAAACGCTACGTGCTCTAATCTTTCAACACCTTTCATTTCATCTGCGAATATTGTTTTTTGGTTTGGGCAATATTTTACTTCTCTTTCATATCCTTTTTCAGGATCAAACCATAATATACCTTTGCTTTTTAATATATAAACAATAGGCGTTTCATTTATGGTTAATTCGTATAGCTTGTCTTTAAAAACAGGCTTTACGACTGTTTGTTTTTTTTGTTTTGTTTTTTCCATGATATAATATAATAAAAGTTAAAAATAAAAGGCTGGGTGCCGAAGCACCCGTCCCTTTATATAAAGTAAGTATTAAGAATCAAATCTGATAAAGTTGTTAGCAGCTTGAACTACTAAACATCTTTCTGATAGATAATTAACTTCCATCTTGTCAAAGTTAGAACTAGTTGGTCCACCAACTGATCCAGTAATCCAAGTTTTTAGTTTTCTATCATCAGCCTCTGATGCTCTATATCTTACGTGTAAGAATGGTCTTTTGATGTTTTGACCAAGATTTTGATCATATACAGAAGACGTACCAGCTGGAACTAATACTCCTTCTAAACCACCTACTAAACCTCTTGTTGACTTATCGTTTAGATATTTCCAATCAGTTTTATAGAAGTCATAAGAACCTCTTCTAAATCCTGTAAATCCTAAATTCAATGCCATGTCTTGTGAGTTGTTAAATACACCAAAAGATGTACCACCGCTAAAGTTAGCGTTGATAGCTCCTAGCATATCATCAATTCCTAAATTAGCGCCTCTATCTAAGAATAACATGTTTTCTTCAATAGATCCTTGCTTATCTAGTTCTTGTAACAATGTATCAAAACTTGCTAATACTGGATCTGAACCGTCGTCAAAAATTCCAGTACCAACGATACCTCTAGAGCCAATTGCTGAAAGTAAACCTTCTGATCCAGCAGGAACGTCAGCGTCAGCATTAGCATGAGACTTTTCAGCCTCAACCATTACCATTTCTAAATAGTCTTCAAATCTTTTAGATGTATCTCCTTGAGATTTTAAATACCATAAGAACCCGCCTTGTCCGCTTTCACCAGAAACTTCAATCCAACCAATTTGTCCAGCGTCTGATCCATTAATTTCAAAGTGATCTTTAATAATCAAAGGCTGATTACTTAAAGATAAAAACTTTGGTTCAATAGATTCTTGCATGCCGTTAGTTCCTTTTCCAAATTCAGAACCATAAACAAATAGTTTAATAGTTTGGTTTGAGTTATCTGTAACGCCAGTTAAATCGCCAATTGTAGCAGCATTTCCATAAGGTACAATTACTGGATCCGCAGCAGCAGCCGCAGTTTTAACGTAACCTTTAAATACTACACCTTCAACAACAGCTACTACTGTATTACCAACTCTTAATGAGTGAGCCACATTAGAACCACTTACGTCATCGATATTTTTAATTGCTGTTATTGTTCCGCTTCCTGTTGCAACAGTCGCTTGATATGCAATGTGCAATCTACCTTGCTCAGACCAAATAACTTGATCAGAAGCCATAGGCATTTCTGCACCTAACATTTGAATGAATCCAGAAATTGATCTGTCTCCATATTTTTCTATTTCCTCAGAATATAATTCTGGAAGATATTGTTGAGCCCAACCATTATTTCTTATATCTAAATAAGAACTAGTTAGGGTCATTTTTTGAGCGCTGGGAGTGACTAAACCGCCTGTCCCAACTGCAAAACTTGTACTTGCCATTTTTTAATTAATTTTTTAGGTTTTAATAATTTTTAAGTTTAAATTTTAGCTTTGAATTATTATCACCTGATATAGCTCTTACTTTTATTCCTCCGGTTTCAACATAACCATCTGCAGTTTTTCTAGGTTCCATATTAATGTTCTTAGCTTCTGCAGACATTTGCTTAATAGCATCTGCCTTACCTTGCTCATAAAAATGATTAGCTATTGTATCAGGATTTGAAGCAGCAAATAAAGATTTATGAAATTCACTAGCGTTGGTAAGAAGATTATTCTTATCAACAAATTTATCGAAAACATTTCCTAAATTTTGTGATTCAACTTTTTTAGTATCATTAACGTTAAGACGGTATTTTTTCTTTCCAACTTTGAAGTTAAAACCTTTAAATTCTTCGTTAAAAATTTTACTCGTTTCTTGGTTAAAATGATCCTGTTGCTTCGCTAATAAATCATTAGCTGATTTTTGCTCTTTATTATATCGGTTAAAAAATTCTATTGCTTTTTGTTGCTCAGGAGCTAACTTAGAACCCAACTTGACTTCCTTGTAATATTGATCCTTAAGCCCATTTAAAAAGCCTTTAGCATTTGCAACCTCTTCTTTAAGAGCTAATTTTTTTCTTCTCACATCTTTTTCACTATCTAATTCTTCATCTACTGAAAATTTATCTTCCATTAGAAATTGAATTTCGTCATAACTAAGATGTGGTTTTGTTTGTTTATAATACTCTACTAATAAAGTATTATCTTCTACATTAGAATAGTCCGCATTTAACCTAGCATAATCTTCAATGCTTCCCCCTGTTTCATTCATAAAATTTACTAATTCTTGAATATTTTCAGGTAACTCTATTGAAGGCTTTGGTTCTGATGCTTCTTCTTCCTGTGGTACTTCTTCTTGTTTCGGTGTGGGGTTGGGAGCTTCAAAGAATTCATCCACTCTTCCCTTGTCAGCTGTATCTGTCTTAGCTGTGTCTGTTTCATCTTCTATAATTTCTTCTACTATAGGTGGTTCTATTTTTTCTTCTTCGCGTACTCCTTGCAGTTCCACTTCGGCTTTTTCCCCAGCTTCTTCATTCTCGCCGCTTCCGCGTAGCACGCCATCTTTTGTTTCCTGTTCTTGAACGGCATCTTCTTGTGGTTTTTTTTCGTTAACTTTTGTTAAATCTAATTTATACATTCCAGATTCTTTATCAAAATTTGTTGATTTTTCCTGGACTTCTTGTTCTTTTTGTTGTACTGACTTTTCTTCTGAGTCTAATACTTTAGCTTTAATTTCTTCTGCCATAATAAAATATTATATAATTGTTAAAAATGTTATCTTGGTTCAAATTGTTCTAAACCAAATCCACCAAGGTTATCAAAACCTGCAGATTCAAAATCTTTTGGTGGGGTACCAGATTTTCTCTGGTCAATCAATTCACTTTGTTGAGTTGCTTGTATTTTTGTTCTTTCGTCTTTACGATCTTCTTTATACTTCTCTTTATTTTTAATTACGTCTGCTTCTCTTTCTTTAAGCGACATATTTAATTGAAATTCAAATTCCATTAATTCTTTTTTAATTGCTGCTTCTCTTTCAAGTTTTGCAATATCAAATTGATTTTGTGCTTGAGCTATTCTTACTTTACTTTCAGCAATTCCTTGTTGCTTTTGCATGTCAGCCGCTGCCGCTGCTTGAGCAGACTGTGCATTAGCTTGTGATTGCATTTGAATATTTTGTTGAGCTAAAGCTCTATCTGATTCTTGTTTCTTTTTTCTTCTTAATTTTAATAACTGATTAGCTAACTTAAGATTTCTAATTTCTCTAACATCTATAGCATCTTCAAGTTCTATTTGTTTTTGTGCTAAAGCAACTTGTATATTATTTTCTAATAATTGTTTTTCTTCTGTATCAGGTGCTAATTCTAAGAATATTCCAAAGTCATGCAAATGTAATTCTTTTATTTCTGATAATGTTGCAACGTCAAACTTACCTAATGACTGTATAAACGATTGATTAGTATTACCGTATTCTAATACATCTGAAATTCTTAAAGAAACTGACTCAGCTGTTTTTAATGTTACATATAATCCGCCTTGTAATATATGCCTTGTAGCTGTATTACTATTAGCTGCTGCTAATTTTTGTACACCAACTAAAGCATTTTTATCGGGTAGAGCTCCATCTCTTGCTTCGTTTAATCCAGTAACATCTCTTAGCATTTGTAAGTAATAATTATAAGATTGTATTAAACTTGCAATTTTAGTATTACCAGCACCGGTTCTTAATTCTTGAATAGGCACTCTACCTTGATTAAAATCACCATCTTGATTCATTGATCTACCTATAACAGAACCTGTTTGGAAATACATGTTCAGCGCCTCTTGCGGATTGTAATTTGTTCCATTACCTAAATCCACTTCAGCAATGCCGTCCGCATCTAAGAATACGCCGTCTGGTACCATTCTTGAAAGAACCTGCTGTAGTTTTAAATGCGTTATTTGAATCATATCTGCGAATGTGGTCATTCTACCAACTAATGATTCAGGCTTACCTTTATATATTCTTGGTGCTACTATGTTATAACTCATCTGAACTTTTGTAATATCAGATTTAGGTCTAGTCATATTAACAGCTTTATTCCATTTTAGCATTAAATCATGACCAACTATTTTAGCACCTTCGTATAAACATTCAATTGAACGATTTACTTTTTCAAATCTTGCTCTTGCATCTTTTGGAGGATCAAAAACATCTGTTTTTTCTATTGCTTTATCAGCCCCTGTTGCAGTTTGTTTAATTTTATAAACTTGATTTTCAAAAGTTTTATATTCAAAATATAATATTTGAACATAATTTTTATCTTGGTCTAAAGAATCGCTATAAGCTTTTCTAGATATTCTATTTCCACCTGTACTTTGTATATTTTCAATATCTTCATTTGTTAATTGTGGAAATTGTTTTTTAAGTTCAACAATTGAAACTTTTCTTATTTCACCTACATAATATATATCATCAAAATACGGAGACTCTGTATATGAATATACTAAATCAGCAGGGTCTACATATTCTAACTTTATACCTTCAGCAGTATTAAAACTATTTTTAATGCAGCCAATTCCTAAAACACATATATCATAATCTAATCTTTTCTTTAATAGCTCATATTTATTTGATAAAAATACATTATCAATAGCTTGTTCTTGTGCTATTTCAATAGATTGTTTATAATTTAATTGCATATGAAGATTTAA